GAGTTAAAATCTTCATCGTCGTAAAATTCCGTTTATTTGTAACCTGCGGAACTCTAATTTCGACAACGTCATATCCTTCCTGACGAAGCATTGCCAGGGCTGTATCGCGTCGCTCGGCTGTTACCTTAAATCCAAGCATATCACTCAGTTCCCGCTCAGATGCATCTCCGACATCAAGATATCTTTTTGTCTCCATTTGCTTTTTAAGAGCGTTTGCAACATTCGAAGTCATAGAGGCACGCTCGGACGCATTGGCTGTAAGCAAGTTACGTACTTGGCTTTCACCTATAGGGGGATCCATTCGTTTGCCAATCTCGACATTAGAAAGCCCCTGATCTTTAAGTTTCTGAATCTCTGTAATATATTCCGCGCGTTTCGCATCTTTGGCCAAAGAGTTCATCTGTCTGAATTCGGTAGAACTCATGCCCATTGCCTGCATGATTTCCTTATCGGTCATACCCTGGCTGCGCATCTCGGAAAGACCACGTCTAAAATAACCAGTTCGCTGATAAGGATTTTCGCCAGAGCCCCAAGGATAACGTCCAGAATGACGGGGCGTACCATAATGTTCCAGTTCGTCTTCAGCTAGAATATCATCTTCTATATCCAGTTCATCAACTACTAAGCATGCGATATCATAGCCTTCTAACGCCATATCAGTTCACTCCTCGTTTCATTTCAAATATCAATTTGTCAAACCGCATAATTGTATCCATAATACTTCTGATTTCTTCCGGATCGGATTCTTCGCCTACCTTATCGCCATGCTGATAGATCTGAAGAATGGTTTTAATCGTTTCCGGTTTGACGCCATATTCAAGACAGAATAGAGCCGCATAAATTCGAAGTTGTTTAATTGATGTCGGACCTTCTCCTGTTTTTAAGTCATGAATGCGAAGAACCTTTCCATTGAAACTAATTGTATCGGCGGTTCCAAAGCAATTCTCGGAATAATATAATGGCTGCTCCGGTGTCATACCGAATCGAATGGCTTCGTTGACATACAGCGAAATCGTAGAATTTCCGGAGAGTTTCACGCCAAGTTTGATTGCATTGGCGGCGAAATCATGCAGTTCCGTTCCTCTGGCTGCGGCCATAGCGGTATTATAAGAAGTCATCAGCTTCTCATCGTCATAATTTAACCAATGGTATTTGCTCGCGCTCAGAAAAGCATGCTGCCCTACCAGGTTACGATGGGGATTAAATACAAAAGCCATTTGATTCTCCTTTCAAAAATAAAAGAACCTAAGCAAAATGCTGCTTAAGCTCTTCCATGACTTCGTCTTTATTCTCCGGATAAATGAACGCCGCGTAGCTCATATCCATGGCTGCGGTCACATAGTAATCCTGGTTTGCCTGATGACTTGCGTTCGCATTTTTCTTGCATTCCAGCATTGCCCATTTATCTCTATAAAAAATAGAGAGGTCTGGAATTCCTTGCATGTACGAAGAATCATTCTTCAAAACAATACAACCAGAAAAAGTTTCTTTAAGCTCATCAATCAGACTCGCTTGAAAAGCATTTTCTCGTTTCATTCCATACCTCCTCAAAATATAAAGAAAACGTAAAATCGTTTTCCTCTCTATTACACCCCTTGTAATTTTTGCGAGGTATAAACTATCCGAAAAGATGCAAAAAGAAAACCGCCTGTAAATATCAAACGGCTTTCTCGATAACTCAATTACCTCAAACTTCTTCTACCCATTTCGTATAGTAATA